AGAAAAATTGCTAGAACTCCAGCAACAAGGCAGACTAGCAGAATTACAAGCAGATTCGGTAGAAGCCCAAGAAGTGACCAAGCGTCAAGAAGCGGATATGGCATCGGATAGCTGGCTTTCTAAGAATATTAGACCCATGACTTTAATAGCTATTTTAGCTGGTTACTTCATATTTGCAGGACTATCTGCCGCTAAGATTGATGTCAATTCCGAATATGTCCAATTGCTAGGTCAATGGGGAATGTTGATTATGTCCTTTTATTTTGGTGGTCGCACCCTTGAAAAAATTATTGGAATGAAAAATGATAAACAGCCGAAGCCTTGATGATCTAGTTGCCCCAGCAAAAGAGTGCGTAGAACGCTTTATTGCGCTATGCAAGGATAACGGCATAGACTTGTTAGTAACATCGACTTATCGTGATAATGAATCACAACAGGCTTTATACGAACAGGGTAGGACTACGGCTGGAAAGGTGGTTACAAATGCTAAAGCAGGTGATTCTTGGCATAACTGGCGTTGTGCTGTTGATGTCGTACCTTTGGTCAATGGTAAGCCTGATTGGGATGGTTCTCATCCTGTATGGGCTAAGGTCGGAGAACTAGGTAAACAAGCTGGTTTGGAATGGGCTGGAGAATGGCGTACATTTAAAGAATTGGCTCATTTTCAATACACGGGTGGTCTTACTCTTACCGACCTTAAAAACGGTCAGCAAATCGCTTAAAAAGGGTTAAATAATTTAGTTTCTAACAAAACCATTGGTTCAACATCTTGCCAATCATTTCGGTCTTTTCTGCCGTTTACTACAAACTTTAAACCCTCAAATTGGGTAAACTTTCTGTACCAAATTCCATCTTTTGTTTTAAGCACTAAAAAGAACGGTAACTTGGTAAATTCCACTAGCGTTTTGGCAGAAATAAACTTACCCATGCTAATGAAATAACCGCCACTCATGCGGTCAAACTGCGCTAATTCGTAATTTAAACACTTAATTTCGCAAAACCCAGCAATCTCTTTATTCCGTGTAAAGGTATAGTCAAGACCGTATTTAATGGGCATTTTGACCACTTCACACTTCCATTTTTCCTCAAGTAAGGCAGCAACTCCCCTTTCAACGTCAAGGTTCTTTTGGGTTTCGTATAAAGGCCTCATTCTTGTGCCTTTCTTAGTATTGCTCTAGCAAATTCAATAAGGTTGTTATTTAAATATCCATCTTTAAATGGGTTTTCTGCATGAATTTTTAATATTTCCTCATCTGTTAGTGTCTTTACTGGATGGTTGTAAAGTGGCATCCATGCTTGTGGATAATATGTTGGCAATTCATCATCAAACAATATTTTGTATTCGTCATTTACATTAATCCAAGCGTATGGTTTCATATTGGATAACCCTGCGTAAGATAAGTCGCTCCAAACACAATAAAACAGATAAACAAAGCCATCAGACCGCCTAAAATAAATTCTTTCATGTTATTCTCCTATTGAAAAATACGGTAGCGTGGGTTGCAGGTAACTTCTACAGGTACATCACTCATAATGCCGTTAATCTTACGCTTGGCTGTAATGACTACGGGGCGTGTACCAGCTTCTTCACACTCTGTAATGCCAAGAATAACTTGAGCACGGCTCATGTGAAAAGCCTGTTTATCAGTTTCTAAGCTGACATTTGGTGGTTCAAAAGAACTACAGGCGGCTAAAGCTAATGGCGTAAGTAGTAGTAAATATTTCATGATTTTTCCAGTTCTGAGTAGGCTTCTTCAGCTTGCTTTACAAATTGATCAAAATTGAGAGCGTGGATCATTTCTAATACGCTGGTCTTGGTGTCGCAAACAAATACATCTTCTATATCTAAACATCCTGAATGGCCTAGGCTAGGCTCATCGGGTTCTGCTGAACCGTGTATATCAAGGTAGGTATCACCTAACCACATACTAAATAAATAATTTTTACGCATTTGTTGCTCCTTTTTCTATCTCACTCGTTATTGAGTAACACCAGTTTAGTTAAGCTATCTTAACAATGCAAGTATTATTTAATAGGGATATACCCTAAGTTGTAAAAAAGAGACAGGGCAGTATTTAGCAGTTACTAGCTGTTAGGTGGAAAGCCGCAAAAACCCTAACTTACTGCATCCTACTATGGCGGCTTAACGCCCTAATGAGGTGGGCGGCAGTCCCGTGAAGGAGCATAGATTGTGTCTACCCCACCGCCCATACCGCATTATATTCCGTTCTTGATCTGATATACACGCAACAAATGCTCAAAGCACTCCCAGCCCTTTTGAAGCCTGTCTTGCTCTATTTCTATCAGTTTTACTTGGTTTGTGAGGGCATTTACAAAGACTATGGCGCACCGTGCCGTTGGAATGCCCAAGCCCTCGCGATACGCTGCCAATTGCATTTCATGCTCAAAGTAAACATCCACCTTTTCAAGGTCGGTTTCCTTGGTTTTAAAGTCCACTACAAAGCCATCGTTTCCTACGGCCTTTTTAGCCATTAAATCGACTTTGCCACCAAACCCCAAAGGATGCCCAAAAGAACGCTCTGAGAGCCACGGTTGGCTTCCAAAGCCCTTTTCTAACGCCTTATCTATTTCATCCAAATACGCAGGTTTTTGAGGCATATACATCTGCTCAAAATACCCCTGAATAATTGCGTGAATAGCGGTTCCACGTTCTGCCGCATCCCTGCCTGTTGCCTTGGAGTCTTGCATGACCCTTGAAAGCCAATCAGCCTCAGGTTCATCGGGCAACCTTGGAAGAGTAAGTGCTGCTAAGAGGACTTGTTGCTGCAACCATGAATTAAGGCCTGCTTTTGATAGCTGTCCGTTAATTGTCGTAACACTTGGCAAAAGTCCGAGCTTCCGTGCGTCTCTGAGCGTTGTTGGCCGTTCCCCAGTCTTGCCGATGGTTGTATAGGCTGGAGTGCCGTCTTTCGTATACCAATGTCCACTTTCTGCCACCTTTTCTTTAACTATCATTTTGACCCTTAAAATGGAATATCTGATAAATCATCGTCAACAATCTTTGGCTCGTTTGCCTCACGTTGTTTTTGCCCACGCCACTCTGATGATTCGGTGATCTTCTCCTTGTAGTACTTTGGCAAAGCATCGTACTTAGATTGGTCAAATTCAGCTAACCAAAAATGCAACGGTGGGTTGACTCCCTCAGGCTGGGCGTTACGCAAAGCCGATGGCACGGGGCTAATACCGCTAATGTTGGCGTACTTGCCATCCTCGCTGTGAGTAATGTTTACCATGCAGAACTTGCCAAGCAGACCTTTAAGGTCAAAGTTCTTTCTATCTTCTGCGGTCATTTTCTTGTTTGACCATGCCTCTAAGTCTTGGCGCAAGCGTGCTTGGTCACCCAATGACACTGTGTATCGCTTGGACACAATTAACGGTTTTTTATCGTCTGTTTGCAAAGGCTGCCCAGCATCATCTTCACCATGAAGTTCCCAAGTAAAAACAACCTTGTGCATAATTTTGGACTCGCCAGCCCATTCGACTGATTGGTGACCCAAGTCAATGATGGAATAAAGGCGTGCCATGTGAAGCCCAGCAGGGGCAATCTTAAACTCTTTACTGTTGTCTGAAATAATCATTTGTTTGCTCCAAAAATATTGCCAAAGTCATTAATAACATCACGCAGGATAGGATTAACATGGGAATTGCGTGGAAGGCCGCAAGCGTAACGTAAGTCGTTTATTTCAGCTTGGGTGATAAAGATGCCATCTTCAAGGTCTTTAAAGATGCGTTCCAAATGGGCTTGGAATTGGTTTAAATCGTGGGTTTGCTGTTCTATTTCACTCATCAGAGTTCTCCTTAAAATTAACACGGTATTTACCGTACACCCATATTAACCTAACTTAACACAAATTGCAATAAATATGTTAAGATACCTGAATGAACGCAACAGCCATTATTCGACTTTTAGGTGGGCCAACAAAGGTCTCCAAAATGCTAGGAATTAGCGTTCCTGCCGTTTCTATGTGGCAAAACGGGGACATTCCCCACGATAAAATGGTCATTTTGGCGGCAACGTTGGAAAAGGAAAGCCACGGGTTAATTAGCCGAAAGTCGCTATTTCCCGACACTTATCAGTTAATTTGGCCTGAATTAAAAAGTTAGGTTATACTTTCTGCAAGCGGAGTGAAGTCTGCGGGTATATAGCTCTAAACCAAGACCCTTTTGGGTTGCTTTGTGTGTTTAGTAAATGTTTTAGAGCCATTTATTAAGCAACTTCACCATAGAGCAACCCCAAAGGGTTTTTCTATTTCCGCTTCGTACTCCAAACGATATAAAGCACTTAAATGGGTGGCGTGGAAAGAAACATGGGCTGGTTTACACCTAACAGCAAGCCCCGTAGCCTTGAGTGGGGACTACACAAGACGGATAGGACAACGGTGATAGACAACCTAACCATCG